CTTGGCGGCCTTTTTGATAGCAGCCTGGTGGATCTGGTCGAAGGAGACGCCATTGAGCTGGCCGAGCGACGCCAGCGTTTCCAGCAGATCGCCGTATTCCTCCGGATTGGTCAGATCGAGCGCGATCTCCTCGGCTTCGGAGTGAAGCTTGGCGACCAGCAGCGCGACGGTCAGCGCTGTGTCGACGCGCCGACACTTCTCGTTCTCGTTGCGCGCCGGCAGATTGTCGCGCGTCAGCTGCGGGGCGCGCACTTTGTCCCGTGACAGACGCTTGACCACCGGGCCCGCCATGTCCGAATAGTCATCCTCGACGAACTCGAATTCGCCGATCTCCTTGACCTCGAGGCCCGCGAACTTCGCCTCATACGCTCGCAAGGCGCAAGACTTGCAACGCCAAGCACGTTTGTCACCGATGAAACGGGCAGCACCAAATGACGGATCGACGGTCTCGCAAGTGAGATCGACGCAGCGAACGTCATAGCCGCCAGGTGCATAGCCAAAAGCTGTGAGATCAGGTTCAAAGACCGGGTTCATGTTCATGCTGGCTCCATCTGATTTGCGAGCGCCGGAAACACCGACACCCAATTGTCGTATTCCTTGAGGAACGATCGAAAGACGAGCTTCTGGCAGAACAGCCGGAAGGTCTCGGTGCTCGGCGTGCCCTTGTCGATCGTCAGATTGACCGGATCAGGCCGGCGCCTGGTGCGCAGATCCATCAGGTCGAGATTGCGCGCAAAGACCATTCGCTTGTCCTCGCTCTCGGCCAGCGCCCGATAGTGCTTCGGCAGCGCCTCGACATTGATGGTTCCATCCAGGCACCCGTTGGAGAAATTCGCCCAGGAGCCCCAGGTCTCCATAAAGAGCTGGGCGTATTTCTCGCCGATGCCGCCGACGCCCGGAATGGCATCGCCGGTGTCACCCATGAGGCACTTGATCTCCAGGAACTGCCGGAAGTCAGCGACCTTGATCTTGAGGGTCTTCTCGACGTCCTCCGCCTTCATGATCTTGCGATCATTGATCGGGTCGAACCACATGATGCCCGGCCGAACCAGTTGCACCCAATCCCTGTCGGCCGAGATCAGCATGACCTTGTCGCCGCGATTGGCGTAGCGGTCGCCGATGATGGCAGCCAGGTCGTCGGCCTCCATGTTCATCGCCTTCGCCTGGGCGATGCCGAGTAGGCTCAATCCCTTGCGAATGGCGGGAATCTGCTTCTTGGCGGAATCACGCTCCTCCTGCTGCTTCTTGTAGGAGGCGGTGTGGTCCTTCTCGCGATTGTTCTTGTAGTCGGTGAACAGCATGCGGCGCCAAGATGCGCCGTCCCAAAGGACGATCGGGGTGCTGTTGACATAGGTAGCCATCAGTCCGCGCATGGTGCGCAGGAAACTGTAGATGGCCTGAACCTGGGTTCCGCCGACGGTCAACTTCGACGCGCTCTGCGCCGCGTGGGTCAAATTCGGTCCGTCGATAATCAGAAATCTTTTCATTCCGTCCTCAAGCGAAGAAAGGGCGGCGTGCTGGAGGTGTCACGCCGCCCTTACGATCAGGCGTTACAGGAGACCAAAAGCCTGATCAGTTTCCGAGATTGTCGAGCTCCGCGAGGATGTCGTCGTCGAGCTCCACGCTGGAAAGATCGGTGACCTCTTCCACCTGCTCTGCGACGGGTGCAGCCTTGACGGCTGGCTTCTTCGCTTCGACGACATCCTCGATCTCGGCATCTTCCACCTGGGCGGCGGTAGAGGCGAGCGCAGCAGTCGGCGTGCGTGCCGGACCTGCAAGGGCAGCGACGCCATTGTGACTGGAGCCGGCGATCTTCGGCAGGGCGATGCCGGACATCTGTTTGATGGCGTTCAGCGCCTTCTGCTCGTCGCCGCGGAAGAACTCCTTTTCGGCGAGCGCAAAGACATCGACCAGCTCGGTCATCTTCTTCGGATCGACCGGCTTGGAGGCGCCGGCGGCGACGTTGACCACGTATTCAGTGCTGAGACCCTTGCCAGACTTGGAGATGGCAATATCGACGCCTTCGGCGGCGTCGAAGATCCACTGACCTTCATCCGCATACTGCTGGCCGATCGCCATGACCTTGCCCCAGGTTCCAGCCGTCAGCTCGAGCACCTGGATGCCGTCATTGGTCGAACCCTTCGACCGGTCGATGACGTTGACCCACACCGACTTCTTCGCCTTGAAGCTTTCGTAGAGCTCCTTGGAATCCTCATCGATAGCCGAGTTGATGGCGAGATCGATGGCGGTGCAGAGTTCGCACGCCTCGTCCTTCATCACCTCCTTACAGCCGACGATCGCGTGCGGCTTGCCGTTCTTGTCGAACTTGATCCAGTGAACGCCGACGTCGGCGTAGAAGCGGCCGTCGGCCTTGACCCAGGGAGCCTGATCGGGGGTCGGCGCGATGATGCGATAGCGGTTGATGCCCTCTTTCGGCTTCAGACGCTGACTACCGCCTGCGCGGTTGTATTTCGCGGCGCCCTGGTTGAGGAGCGCCTGCATTGCGGGGGAGAGTGCCATTGCGTGTTCGTGTCCTTGTGCTGCTTGGCGAATGCCGTGATGCGAGTTGACGTTTTGCGACCGAGCTATTTCGCGAAACGGCTATTTCGCGCTTTCGCTCTCTTGCACTTTAGATATAGCGAAAACTCGTCGGGATGCGCTTGGAACTTAGAAGTTCGTAAGCTCCCCGTAGCGGCTGGCGAGGCTCTTGGCGCGGCTGGCGGCAGCGCGGCGAGCTTCGGCCTTGCTGAGTAGATACTGGGCATTCTCGTCGTCGAAAGCGGCAGCGGAAGACTGCTGCTCGGCATGCTTCGCCAGCTTGTCGGTGATGCGGGTGATCGGCTTCACGATCCGATCGACGTCATCCTCGATGCCAAAAATGCGACGGAGAAGGGTGATGATACTGTCCATAGGTGCTGTTTCCTGTTGCGTTGGGATAGTTCAATGCCGCTCGCGCGCAGCCTCGAGGACACGCGCCTCGACCTGCTTGCGTTCGTCGTCGTGAATTTTGCGCGCCGCCATGGAGAGCTCTCCCTTGAGCTCCTCGCGCGAGCGCAGACCGTCCTGGATCAGCATGTCGCGGCGATGCCGAAAGGCTTCAACCACAACCTTAGCTGATGCTTCTATCTGCTTGGCTTCATTGAGCGCTCGTTTAAGCGCAATGATCTTGGAATGATTGGCGACCTCGGCGGCGATCGACGCCTCGGTAGACTTCTCGCCATCGGCGATCTTCTGGTCGCGAATGTCGCGCGCCACCTTGGCTTGCCAGGTCTCCAGCGTCAGCTTGAAGTCGTCGACCTGCTTCGACGCCTGCGCGCCGAGCACGCCGTAGTGCGCAAACATACTCGCCTGCTGCATGAAGGCATCGCTGAGACTCGAGGGGGAGTAGGCGAGATCCTTCTTGACCTGGGCCGAGTCGATGAACGTCTTGACCTTGAATTTGAAGGACGGCTTGGGTGTCTCGTCACTCATGGAAAGCGCCTCAGAACGTCTGTGTCTTTTCAACGATATAGCATCATCAGTCAGGAATGACTGACTATTTATGCGGGAAGAAGATCGAGAACCGTGTGAAAGATTGTGACCAGCTGCTCCCGCTTTTCCGGGGCGTAATAGAGCTCGCCAGGGTTGAAACCGACCACCAGATTGGCGTCGATGTCCTTGGCGTAGACGACCTTGCCAGCGGCATCAGAAGCCTTACCCTTGAAGTCGGGAAGGAAATGTCTGACCGCTGTCGTGCCCATCAGAACGATCACCGGTGGCTGAAGAATGTTGATTTCTTCGGACAAATAGGGCGCCCAGGTGGAGATCTGCGAGCCTTCCAGCTGCTTGCCCTCCTTCGGCGTCTTCGATAGCGCCGTGACATAGGCGGCATTTTTGTCGAGCCCAACCTCCTCCATGATCTCCCGCAGCACCTCAGCCGATGATCCTTCGCCCATCTTGCCGAGCGCATCCTCATCGCGACCGGGGCAGTCCATGACCAGCATGAATTTCGAATTCTTGTGGAAGCGAGGCTTCACAGGTGAACCTTCCTCCTTCTCCAGATAGGCCTTGATCAGGTCGATGATCGCCGTCTGCCTGGCGCGGTCGACATGCAGCGGTCGATCCACCGGCACGTTGGCCGTCACCAGCCCGGGCAAAAGCTCGATCTGGTCGCGTATGCGGGATGCGTCGTTGGCTGCCGGCTGACCCGGTTCGATACGTGCGAAGGCGCCGACCTTATCGAGGAGATCCTGATGCTTGATATTGCAGCTTCGCTTCTCGACGCGAGCCAGAAAGTCCGCCTTGTCCTTGAAGAGACCGGCCTGACGTGCCTTGATCACCGCCTCGACCGTTTTCGGACCTATACCCTTGATGCGATGCAGCGGCACGACCAGGCGAACCGGCGTGGCGATCTCGAAGCGATCGGTTGAAATGTTGATGTCGGGCATGGAAACGTCGATGCCGAAGCGCTTGGCATCACGAATCAAACCAGGCAGGCGATCCTCGTCGATCAGCGACAGCGCGGCGGCGAAGAACTCTGTGCCATAGTTCACCTTCAGCCACATCGACTGGTAGGAGATCAGCGTATATTCGACCGAATGGCTCTTGTTGAAGCCGTAGCCGGCGAAGCCTTCAATCTTGTCGAACAGCTGCCCGGCCCAGCGCGGGTCGCAGCCGATCGTCGCCACGCAACCATCGACGAACTTGTCGCGCTCCTTCGCCATCTCCTCGGGCAATTTCTTGCCCATGATCTTGCGCAGCTTGTCGGCGTCAGGCGCGGAATAACCGGCGATGACCCGCGACACCTGCATGACCTGTTCCTGATAGACCATGACGCCGAAGGTCGGCTTCAGGATCGGCTCCATCAGCGGATGGTCGTAATCGACATTCTCGCGACCCTGCTTGCGCAGGAAATAGCTGTCCATCATGCCAGATTCCATTGGACCTGGGCGATAGAGCGCGGTGGCGGCCGTGATGTCGTCGAAGGTGATGCCGCCGCCGGCGCCGAGCTCCTTGAGCAGCCGACGCATGCCACCCGACTCGAATTGGAAGATGCCGGCTGTATTGCCCTCGGCGAACTCTTTCAGAACATTCTTGTCATCGAGGGGGATGGCGTTGATATCGATAGCCGCACCTGTGCGCTCCTTGATGTAGGCGAGCGTCAGAGCGATCTGATCGAGGGTCGAC